AGAGACTACGACGTGAACACGGCCTGCGAGTTCCGCGAAAAGCACTACAAAGAGGCCCTAACCACGGAACCCCTTTCTCCTTTGTTTGGGGACATCCTCAAGACACTCCCGGAGGTTGCGCCTACGTTCGCCGAAATTATGCAAAGACGGCCTAAATTGACCCCCGAACAAAGGGCGGAGATACACGCACGCGATAAAGCACGCAATGGCTACAACACGGGCACGACTGGTGGCGACGCTTGACCAAATCTTCTCCCGTTATATCCGTTTGCGGGTATGCGACGAATACGGCTATTCGGAGTGTTTTACGTGCGGAGTTCGGAGACACTGGAAAGAAGTAGACGCGGGCCACTTTATCACGCGGGCCAAATTCGCGACGAGGTGGGACCCGGTAAACGTCCAGTTCCAGTGCAAACGCTGCAACATGAACGGAGGCAAACAGTTCGAATTCGGCCTGAAGATAGACGGTATCTACGGGGAGGGAACGGCGGAAGAAATACTAATCAAAAGCCAAAGGCCCGCACGTTATTCGATAGCCGACCTCGAACAAATGATACGGCTGTATAAATCTGAAGTTGGAAAACTCGAAGGTATTGTGGGATGAGTTCGTTACGGCGAATTACAGTTACCTCCTCAAAGTAGCGGGGCGCTTCTGTACGGAACCTACCGACCTCGTTTCACATACCTACTTGCGGGTAATCGATAAGAGTTTTAAGGAAAAGCCTATGGGCTACTTCTGTACGGCTATGTACGTAGAGGCCACCCGAGGGAAGTTCAAACAGTTGTATACGCTTCAGGATACCCCGACACCCAAAGAACCAGTAGCAGAACCTGGGTTTGAGCGGTCGGTTAAGCTGGAGCAAATAGAACTGTACATCGACCGCCTCCAGTGGTTCGACCGAATGATTATCCGGCTCTATATCGACGGGCACAAACTATCGGAAATTGCGGAAGAATCGGGCATTAAGCCCGCGACCCTTTACCAGTCCCTACACCGAACTAAAAAGCTAATAGCCGATGCTATTCGTAAGCCAGCAGAAAAAGGCCGAAAGGCTTGAGGTTTGTAAGTCGTGCGAACACTACAACCCCACCACGCGGAGTTGTGGCACGCTTCTGAAGCGTAAGAAGGTCAAAGGGGGGACGTTGTGCGGATGCTTTATGCCAGCCAAAGCCTCCCTAAAAGCCGAAGCCTGTCCCCTGAAGAAATGGCCCGCGCTAATCACTCCCGAAGACCTCCAAGAACTGCGGGACTTTCTGGGGCCTCTGGAGAAGTTTATTAGCCGGGACCAGAATTTGAAACTTACGGAACTCTACAACCGTACATACCACACAAACGAAAGCCCCAGTAACTGCGAATCGTGCGTACGGAACATGATAGAGAACCTCAAGAAAGTAGCTTACGCGGACTCCGAAGCGTACGTCTGGAAAGAGACCGAACGAGTACACGAGTCTTTGGCAACTGAAAAAAAAGATACCGAACGTTTGCAGGAATAGAATTCTTGTATATCTTTGACCCATCAAACAGACGAAAAAATGGAACACATTCAAATTTGGGAGATTTCGCCAAGCAAGTACGAAATCGATATTAGCGAAACGCCAACGTTCCGCTTAGAGAAGTATGGAATAGGACAGCGAGCACAATGGCATTTGGAACTTGTTGCCCCCGGTAAAATAATGGGCGAAACTTTATGCAAATTCAAGTGCAAAGAAGACGCATTTGCTTTTTTCGCGCAACAATGATTCAAACAACGAGGAAATGACACTGACCTACGAAACCTGCAAAGCCGCCGCCGCCTACTACGAGAGCCGCGGTTTCGTCACCGAAATTTTTGCTGCACCCTTCGAAGGGTACAAACTCGGAATCGAATTCCGAGACCCGCACGGAAATATGATTTTCGTCTGGGTAGATTCCTACGGAACTCAAGCCGCCGCCGCATACACCGAACAACAAACGAAATGAGCCTCGAGTACAAAATCCTCGAGCGGCAGTACATGAACCTCCACAAGAAGTACGCCGCCGCCCTCGACTTCATCGATGAAGTCAACATGAACAGCATCGATTACGTAATCGTGCAAAAAGCGAAGAAGGTCCTAACCGAATTAAAAGACATCGACTAATGAGACAGAACCACTACACCGCCGACGGGCCACGGGTCCAGAGTAGCAGCATCCCCGACCGGGGGCCGGACTCGTTCAACGAATGGCACGAAGACATGAACTTCGAACGCGACCTCGAAAGGATACTCGAGGATTTCAAGTACCAGATTCGCGAAAAGGTACGCGTGGCCTATTACGCGAATAAGCGATAACCGATTTAGTCGGCGTAGGGGAAGCCGCGGCGCAGCCTACGGGAACGGACTCCATGTCCGTAGCGGTTCGATTCCGCTCCGACTACTAAACCCCTAACCAAGGAAAAGATGAATAATTACATTTTGTTGGAACTGCTCGGACATAAAGACGCGCGACTGGTGTACGTCAACCTTGACACCGTTACCCACGTACTCGAAGAACACACCCTACGCAGTACGGGTTCTAAACTCTGCTTTACCGACGGAACGAAACTGGTAGTAAAGAAGGACATTCATTCACTCGCGGAGGCTATCGCCCGCCGCGGAGAATAATCGTGAAAATGAAAGACTTATATGGAATCGAAGACATTCAGCACGAGTTAGAGTGGCTACATAGGGAAAAACAAATAACAGATTCGGGATGGGAGGAAATTGTACACCTATTATCCTCTTTACATAAATCTGTGATTGTGCCTGAAAGAGTATTTTTAGAAATGGAAGAAAAGGCAGACAATCACGACGAGGCATACCGAAAGGGCTACGAAACCGCACGGCACGACTGGCCTCGAAATAGGTTTAAGAATTCGGAAGAAATAACCCGCTTATTATTAGACCTCGCAAAACCCCAAACACCAACAAACGATGAGCACATTATCCCTTAACGCATACCGCGAACAGGTACAAAGCGGTAAAGACCTCCCGAAGGTCTACCATGTTTACAAGGTCATTGAAAACGGCCCCGGCTATAACCTTGAGTGTTTTCGTAATTTGGGCCTTTTGCCCTACCCACACCAAACCCTAACCTCGGCTATTTCGCGGCTAATGGATTCAGGAATGGTATACCAGTCCGACGCGGGAGACTTCTACCCCGTCCCAGCAGGATACGAGGAACGATACCGCGAAAACAGAAGGCAGGACCGATTCCGCAAGTGGATTAACCTCGGACGGCGCGAAGGCTTCTTCGACGACTGGATGAAAGAGGAACTAGCCCGCGGCTAATGGAATTCCTAAACAACATCCTAGCCCTCTGTCTTATCGTGGCCTTGAGCATGGTAATAATCGCAATACTCGAAGAATGAGTTACACGAAAGAAGAACGCCACCAGATAGCGGCGCAAATACTCAAGTACGCCCGGGAGGGTAAGATTCATTCGTACGTACCGAGACCTACGTACCACCAAGATACCCAGTACACGGAAAGAATCCGTCCGGCCGATTCCGTAGACCGTGCATGGCTCGAAGTAATAGCGAGGGACGTAATGGGCGAAATTTGGCACGATGAAGAATACTGGACCACAACGGGCAAAACTTGATACCCTCAAGCCAAACCCGAAGAACCCCCGCGTAATCAAAGACGACAAATTCCAGAAACTCGTTCAGTCGATTAGAGCGTTCCCGCAGATGTTAGAGGTACGCCCTATCGTCTGCACGCCGGACGGGGTTGTATTGGGCGGAAATATGCGTCTACGGGCCTGCAAAGAAGCCGGACTGCGGGAGGTTCCCGTTCACGTGGTTTCGTGGCTCGATTCCCAGCAAGAAGAATTCATAATCAAGGATAACGTAGGGTACGGAGAATGGGACTGGGATATCCTCGCGAATGAGTGGGACGCAAACCAGTTGGAGGACTGGGGACTCGATGTGTGGACCCCTGAAGAAGAGACCGAGGTTCGCGAAAAGGACACGGAGGACCAGAAGTGGAAGTTAGGAGACCACACCCTCCAAGTAAAGGAACACGCACTACCAGAAAACACCACACAAATAGCGGTAGTCATTCAAGCGTGGGAGAACTTCACAGGAAAGAAGGCTGAACTCGTTAACAAAGCATGAGAGAACAAACCGAACATCGGAAAAAGGCCATGCTGGAGGCTTTGGAATTGTCTCTCGGTATCGTGTCGACTGCATCCAAGAAAGCGAACGTAGGACGGACCCAGCATTACGAATGGCTTAAAGAAGACCCCGCCTATAAAGCGGCGGTAGAATCCATCCAAGAAAGCGTAATCGACTTTGCAGAATCGCACCTCTACAAACTCGTAAAAGAGGGGAACCCCGCCGCGACTATCTTTTACCTGAAGACCAAAGGAAAGAAGCGGGGATATATCGAGCGACAGGAAATCGAGGTAACGGAACGCTCGCCCCTTTCATGGCTTAACGGCGAAGGCCTTTGAAACTCGCGAAGACGTACTACGACGTACGCAACTGTAAGACCCGGATTCAGGTACACCAGGGCGGTACCCGTTCGGGCAAAACGTATTCTATCCTCCTTTCTCTGGTCGAGTTCTGTTACAGGAACCCAAACGGCGGGGCGGTACTCACCATTTGCCGAAAGACCTTCCCGGCCCTCCGTGCTTCCGTTATGCGGGACTTCTTCGAGATACTCAAGCGCGAAGGAATCTATACAGAGGTAAACCACAATAAGAGCGACGCGACCTATATCCTCGAGGGGAACCTGATAGAATTTATCAGTATTGACCAGCCCCAGAAGATACGCGGACGCAAGCGAGACGTACTTTTCATAAACGAGGCGAACGAACTAAACCTCGAAGACTTCAGGCAGTTGCTTATCCGAACCACGGGTAAGGTACTTTTGGACTACAACCCCTCCGACGAATTCCACTGGATATACGACCACGTAATACCTCGAGAAGATGCCACGTTCTTTCAGTCGACGTTCCGAGATAACCCCTTCCTTGAACCGTCCCTCGTTGCCGAGATTGAACGGTTACAAGTGGCCGACCCCAACTACTGGAGAATCTACGGACTCGGAGAGCGGGGACAATCCCGAAGCACCATCCTCACCCACTGGAGCCAAACCGAAACCATAGACCCACGCTTTAAGCTGGTAGCCTACGGACTGGATTTCGGATACACGAACGACCCGACGGCGTGCGTAGCGGTCTACTCGGACGGGGAGGCGTTCCTGCTCGATGAGGTACTATACCAGAACGGCCTTTCGAATAGGCAGATATTCCAACTGCTCGAATCGGAGGTCGGGAAGAATACCGTTATCGCAGACAGCGCCGAACCGAAGTCGATAGACGAACTACACGGGTACGGGATGAACGTACACCCAGCGCGGAAGGGTCCCGACTCCGTACGTGCGGGAATTCAGTTCTTCCACTCGAAGCCTTTGGCCGTTACGTCCCGTTCGCTGAACCTGATAAAGGAACTACGGAACTACAAGTGGAAGGAGGACAAAAACGGGAAGAACCTCAACGAACCGGTAGACGCGTTTAACCACGCTATCGACGCGGCGAGGTATGCGGCTATGTTCAACCAGAGTAACCCGAACTACGGGAGGTACCGGATAGGATGAAAAAAAGTTAGGGAAAAGTTTGGAAGGTTAGAAGTGGTGCCCTATCTTTGCTTCATCAAACAAACGGAAAACATGACCTTTTCAAACCTCCCCTTGAACACGACAGTTCTTTACAACGACACATTCAACACGGATTTTCGGATGATTGTAATCGGTCAAACAAAGGACAAATTCGGAACGTGGACGAAAGTTCTGACCGAAACCGGAGTACAGGAATACGTGAACGGACGCACAGAAATAGACGGAAACCGGTACACAATCGCCTAAACGAAGCGAAGGCCCTCCGGGGCCTTTTTTATTTCCCCCTATTCATTCAGGGCATGAAAAAAAATCCTTGAAAAGTTTGCAGGATAAGAAAAAAGCCGTATGTTTGTGGGGTCAAACAAACACACACAGACATGAGCGCACAATTCGAAACCCTCGTCGCAGAAAAGAATAAGTGGAACGACCTCCTTACGGTTTACGCTACTTCAGGAACCGCGGCACGAAAGAAATTCCCTTACACCCAAAAGTTCTGCATTCAGAAGTGGAACGAGGCACAGGCCAACATAGACAAGTGGCTGAAAGGCAACTAAACCAAGAAGGCCCTTCGGGGCCTTTTTTTATGCCCTAACTTTGAGGAAATCACTTCTTCCCGTTATTTCCTCGATGCGTTACCCTACCAACTGGAGCCAGCTAACCCTCGGTCAATTACAGGTCCTCTGCACGAAGTCGACAGACCTGCAAAAGGTTTGTGCCGTTTGTGATATTTCGGAACAGGAAGCCCGCACCATTCCGATGGGCGACATCTACGAAATCCTACACCGGGTAAACAACATTCCCGAAGTAGCGCGGCACGAACCTATCATAACCCTCGAAGGGAAGAAGTACGGGTTTATTAAAGACTGGGACGAATTCACCACGGGGGAATGGATAGACTGCGAAAGCTATCAAGAGGACTTCTGGGCAAACGCGCACCGTATCATGTCGGTACTCTATAGGCCCCTCAAGTACCATGTAGGCAAAGAATACAAGCTGAAGGCATACACCGCCAAAGAGGACGCGGAGCCGTTTAAGAAGATGCCCGCCGACCTCTTTTCGGGTGCCCTGCTTTTTTTTTGGAATACAAGAATCGTACGGCTTCAGACTTTGCAAGCGTCTTTACTGGAGGCGGAGGAGGCGGTTCGGCACTTGCAGACAAATGGAAGTGGTACCCGGCGCTCTACCAGTTGGCGGGAGAGGATTTCCTCCGTATGGAAGAGGTCACGCAAAAACCCATTAACGTCACCCTCCAACACCTAGCGTTCTTAAAAGACCTTGCGCACGAGTTAAAGCAAAGACGGTAATATCCTCCTTTAAGGCCCAAAACACCCCGTAATGATTACTCTAAACACCATTATAAAGCGGTTCGAAGACTTCGCAGATAACCACTTCTTTATCCGGTCCTTTTCGTTTGGGTCCCCGGAAGATGTGGACCTACAGAAGTTCGATTCGTATCCGCTTATGCACGTGGTCTATACCGGGGCGACGTACGAGGACACCACGAAAACGCTGGACTTCGAGGTATATATCTTCGACCTCCCCAGCCACTACGAATCAAAGACAGAGCGACAAAAGGAAATAGTAAGCGACGCGGAACAATGCGCGGAGGATATCCTCGCAGACATCGCAAACGGGGGTAATATCTTCATCTTCTCGGAGGATTACGAGGTGGTAAACGCCACGGTTACCCCTCTGCAAGAAGCGGGGTCGAACGTCCTCGCGGGGGTACTTCTGGAACTGGGTATCCAACTCCCGTACGACCGCAGCGCGTGCGACGCTCCTATAGACGGGGTACAACCTGAAGGGGGCGGGTTCGTCTACGCACGGAGGGGACTTCTTCGGATGCTCACTCAGGACGGGACCGTGGATGTCCTTTCGGTAAATACTATCAAAGTAGCGAACGGCACCCTCACGGACGAAGGGAACGGGGTAGTTAGCTTAACGACTGGAGGCGGGGCGGGAGGTTCTTTGGAAGACCTCGATGACGTCACGATAACGGACCCTCTGGACCACGACGCGTTGATTTACGACGAAGTTTCGGCGGAGTGGATTAACGGAGCGCCTCGCGCTCTCGATATGGCAGTATTTAACGGTTCAGGGTCTGTTATCGCAAAGGGAAAGCTACTCAAGGCCATAGGCAGCCACGGAGATAAAGTTTCGGTAGGTCTGTTCGACTTGGATGTAGATAGCCCTATGTATCTGGTAGGACTTGCGGACAAACAGTTAGCAATCGGAGGCACAGGACACGCACGTACGTACGGGGAACTTCGGGGAATCAATACGAACGCCTACGCCATAGGAACGATTCTATACGCTTCCGGGACGGCGGGAGAACTCTCGAGTACGGCGGGCGTTCCGGCTATCCCGGTAGCAACGGTTACACGGTCACAACAAAATACCGGACGCCTATACGTACGGACGTGGACACCCGGAAACGAAGAGCCAGCGTTTAGCACGTTTGCGGTATCGGGACAATCGAACGTTGTAGCGAATAATACGCGGGCTACCGCCACGCTTGTAGGTGCAAACGGAACCACGATTACGACGGACGCAGGAACCGATACGATAACCTTCACGAGCAGGACGCTGGATGCAAACGACGTAACAATAACGGAACCGCGAACCATAGACTTAAACGGGGAGGGTCTGTCTATCCTAGACAATACCACGGGATATTTTGCCGCTTCATTCGGTAGCGGAGTACAAGCGTTATACGACGACGTTCGTTTAATTAGCAACACGGGTTCTTCGGCTTTACTCAAATTCCAAGAACCGAACTTTCCGATAAATTTTATCGCGTTACGTGCTCCTTCCTCTTTCACGGGAGATACGACGTACACCCTCCCGGTAGATGGAAGCAGCGCACAGGTCCTCCAGACGAACGGGGCCGGTACGCTTTCTTGGAGTACGCGGAATGCTTTTTCTAGAATAGCCGTAGCAGGTCAAACTACCGTAGAAGCAGAATCCGCTTCCGACACCCTTACCCTCTTCGCAGGAACGAACATAACGATAACGACGGACGCGACTACGGACAGTGTAACAATATCTGCAAGCGGAGGCGGAGGGGGTTCGAGTTATAGCGTAGTCGAGAACTTCAGTTCTACGGCGTATACCCTCGTTCTTGCAGATGCAGGCAAATACAAGCGTTACACGAATACAGTCGCTACCACGGTAACAGTTCCTCCGCAGTCTTCCGTGACGTGGGTAGCGGACACGGAAATCTATTTCGAGCAGTCCAATACCGGACAAATCACGATAGCGGCGGGAAGCGGGGTAACGCTGGTTTCGAGTGAGACCCTCAAAACCTTCGCGAGGTATTCGGTAATCGCGTTAAAGCGAACCGCACAGAATGAGTGGACCTTAACCGGAGAACGCGCACTGGTATGATGTTTCTCAAGGCAGTAAGCGCCGCACGGCGCGTCTATCCTGTAATCACAGATAAGTTGAGTTTGTACCTCGACGCGTACAACCTCGACAGCTACAGCGGCTCCGGAGGCACGTGGACGGACCTGTCAAATAGTGCCTATTCCGTAACGATAACAGGGCCGACATGGACCGTGAGCGGAGGCCGCAGGTATTTCGAGTTTGACGGGGTGAACGACTACATGGTTGGCAGCAGCGACGTCACACACTTCGACCTGACTACATCCGGCAATACGTGGTCTTTTTGGATTTACTACGTCACAACACCGGCATGGTTGGATGCAATTATGGTTACGGATTTGCGAAGTACTGGCGGTGCACGAGTTAGGATTATCGACATCGACAACAGAAACAGCAGTGTTTCGGGAGGTAACGGAAACGGTTATTTTTATGCTGCTTATGATGATGGACCACCTACTAACGAGGAATTTATTTTGAAGGCCGAAACGGTACCAACGGGGACGTGGATACATCTGACGCATGTGTTTATCTACACTACAACGACGACAGGAACACATAAAATCTACAAGGACGGGGTTGAGATAGCAACGAAAGCGCAAACGCTTGCGGCTGGAAGCAGTTGGACAGCCATGAACAGCTTTCACAAGCCGTTCTTCGGTGCTATTAACATCAACGGCACACTGGGCCGATTCAACAACATCCGGCTCGGTGAGGTTTTACACTACAAGAAATCTCTGACAGCGACAGAAGTGAGCAACAACTACAACAGCACAAAGACCAACTACGGGCTATGACCTACTGGTATCACCTCTACACCCTTGCGGAACTGCCAAGCGTTCCGTGGCCATTATTCAAGCAGACCCTGCTGTGGAACCTTGCGGGCACGGAGTTTATGCTTGAGTACAAAGAAGAACCAGCCGACAAGACCGGCGTGCTCACCCGCGACGAGGCCGCGGCATTGAGCAAGACCGACGAGTGGCAAAACAACGACCCCAACCCATTCCCACAATATGGCGAAGGCTAAAGCACAGGCGCAACCGCTCCGGATAGAACGCAGCATTTCGCGTCCGGGGGTACACGCAAAGAAGAAGCAGGGAACCCACAAAGCAGGGAAGAACTGGAAAAAACCCTACCGAGGACAGGGCCGATGAAAGAAGCAGATAAAGCGTGGATAGAGTTTGCAAACGAAGTAATCAACGCTTCGAAGCGCGAACTAGGAACCAAACGAATTGGGAAGAACCCCCGGTACGGAGTAGCTACGCGTACCCTCCAGAGGTCCCTCGCTTTTAAGTTCCGCTACGGGAAGACCGGAGTTAAAGAAATTCAGCTATACGCCAAAGGGAAAGCGAACGAATACGCTTCGTACGTCCACTGGGGGGTAAATGGCAACCAAGTACGCCACGGCTCCCCGTTCTCGTACCGAACCAAACAGCCACCTACCGAAGCGGTACGGGAGTGGATGAAGGTTAAACCCGTCCGCCTCCGCGACCCCAAAACGGGGGCCTTTATCAAGCAGACAGAATCGAAACTAAACTCCGCCGCGTTCCTGATAGCCCGAAGTATCAAGCGTAAGGGAATACCCGGCGTTCGTTATTTCGTTAGCGGCTTCGAATGGGCTATCCGCAGGAAGGGCGACAAACTCGCACAGGCCGTAGGGGAGTCCTTCGTGGAAAAGCTAGTAGCCAAAGCCAGCCCGATAACTGTTACTCTGAAACCGAAATAAATGGCCGCGTCTTTTACGTCTAACCCGTCCGAAACGTGGATGCCCGCGGGACAACCCCTAATCTACACGCTCCAAAC